CTCATACCCTTGAATTCCGTAAGCATTCCAAGATCCAATAAGATATTCTTTTATCTCTCTATAGAACTTTGGAAGTTCTTTATTGACACGTCCAATCTTGTAACTACTTACAATCTTTTTTCTAAATAGATTATTGTTAGGTCTTTCAGCGAATATCATATAGTGACTAGCCGAAGAGGTTGATATTATGTTTGATATAGCTTGGTCTACTTTATCATACGCCTGATCTACCTCATCGCAAGAACCCCCTATGTAGCATAGGGAGTCAGCATCTACAAGGATTATTTTATTCATATACCTAACTCTTTCTTTTGTTGAGGTGTAACTTCATACTTCTCTAGCATCTTGATTGTAGCCTCTCTGTTTGACTCTAATGCCTTCTTAACAGCATTCATATCAGAGATTGTAGGCTTACTAGCTTGACTTGAATCAGTAGCAGTAGGTTTTGATACAGGCTCTGGCTTACGATTTGGATTGTCAATATCGTCCTCGTCAGTACTAATGTGGAAGTACTTAAGTAGGAAGTATCTCTCTGCATATGTTAATGCCGAGCCAAGACCTTTCTCCCAATCATTCTGACCATTCGCAGCGAAATAATTCTCATCTTTCTCACCAGTCTCACAATCTATCCAAGTGAATCGCATAGTTGCTTTTGTAAGTATCTCTGACTTAAGACCATTCTTTGTTGTATAGTCTTGTCTACTATTCTCGATCTCTAAAACCTCTTGCTTAAGGATAATTCCGTATTCATTCATAAGTGGTTTGATATGCTCTAATACTTTTGATCCTGATACATATTGGTATCCAAATGATTTTGAATCCTTACCAAGTCCTACCACTCTTTTTTGAATCTCTAATAATTTTTGAAATAAATTCATCGTACTTTCTTTTTTTGTTGTTGCCATAATTTGATTTGATTAAAAAGGGCTACCTATATGATAGCCCTTGTAGTTGTGTTTTTAATGAAAAGCTTTTTTACCAAGGAAGGTCGTTAGCTTCTTCTTGTTTCTTAGTAGCTTTCTTGCTTAACTCTGCTTGTTGAACTTTGTCATCACTCCAAAGTTTCTTACCATTACCTAAGAAGTTTCGATTAGCCTTAGCCTCTCTTTCTTCTTTAGATTGGCTTTGCCAAAGAGATACATTGTTTCCGTACTGATCTTCGGTGTCGTTAACTGATAAAGTAACGTTAACATACTTACCACCATTTTTTCCCTCAACGATTTGAGATTTGTCAATTTTTGTTAGGTCGATACTAACTGCTAATAATTGAGCCATAAAATATAATTTAATTGTTTTGCCTACCTTGTTTTGTTGCTGTCGGCTATTCAACTTTAGATTACAAATATACTATTTATTATTTAATATACAATAATTTATTGCAGGTTTTTTTGAATTTCTTGGTAATACCAATCATCTCTACTCCAACTTTCTTTTAATGAATCAATGATTCTCTTGGTTTTATTGTATAAGTATATGTTTTCAGTCTGCTCTGCAAGATCCATAATTTCTTGTAGCTCTGCGATAATTTGTGGTTTATTCATAGATTAATTAAATAACATATCATACATTTCCTCTTTTAACTCTAGCTCATCCGTCTGATTCATAATCATTGTTATGTCAGTTCCGTTGTAAAATACTGACTGAACTACTATCTCTGGGTTGTACTCTGGATCATTGTCGTAAACAACCTCGTACTCAACCTCTACTTCCTGAAATCTGTAATTAAATATTCCCTTCATAATTCACATTGTTTTCTTTAAAAAATTCTTCAACACTAATAATTGTATATCCTTTCTTCTCGGCAAACTTTCTCCAATAGTTCTTGGCCTTTATATCTAATGCATCGCATATGTCTGCAATTCCGTTATACTTAACTTCTTCACCGCTAGGCGAAAGTGCCTTGATTACCTTATATGTTCTGCTGTCTGCATTAACATAGTCCTTTGGTCTTGTTGTTCCGTGTACTTTGACGTACTCAACTCCGTCAAAATCATCATCAGTAAACTTATTAAACTCCTTGTAATTAAGTTTGTTTAGGTGTTGCTTTCTAAGTATAGATGCAACCTCAAATAATGTAAATCTATTTTTATTCATCTTTTTTTGATTTTATTTTGTCAATCCAATAATCAGATCCGTCTTCAGATAAATGAAAGCTAAACCACGAAAATAAATCCATTTCGTTTGACGCTATAAGATACGCCAAGAAAGATTCATCGTGTTGTGATATTGTTTCATTTATTGCTTTAACTTGATCCATTCTACTTAATTCTTTAAAATTTAAACTCATATTTTTACCTCCCAATTATTATTTATTAAACTACAATTTTTAAATCGACCTAGAGATAGGTCTCCTTTATCGTTTATGAATGTAAATCCGTATTGGTTACTCCATAGTACGCTATACCACTTATCTCTAGTTATAGCCTTTCTAATTAAACTATTTGTTATGACTGACGTACACCTAACTTTCATCGCTTTCGTCTTCAAAATCACAATGCTCTAAGCAAGATGAACACAAATCACTCCATATGTGGTGTCTCTCTGCACCACAACAGTCACTATACTCTTCCATATCTTATTTATTAAATGTTTCGTTGTAGTATTCTTTTCCTGTTAAAATATAAGTGTAATTTGAAACACCTCCTGATTTTTTAGTTTGGTTTCCGTGTGCATCAATAATCTGTTGCTTTTCCATTTCCTTGGCTTTTTTAAACATATCAAAATCATCTTGATTAAATATATATGTTTTACTCATTTCTTCTTCTAACCATTCTACTGCTGTTTGTTTCATATCTTATTTGTTTTTAAAATTGTTAGTCACTCTCATTAATTTAAATAATGTAGTACCTCTACATTATGTAGCAACCTAGCTTGAAGTACAAGGCTACTAAAGTCTAGGCAGAGAAGTTCTGACCAAACATTTGTGCTTGTGTCAAAAACTATCATCTGCCAAAACTCGCTGTCTATTGTATTTATAAATACCATAATTCCTTAGAATCTAAACACTACTTTCTCGATTAATCTTCTATTAAGAAGTTCCTTCGCTTTTCCGTATGGTATGCTCTCTTGGTCCATAAGGTCGTTTATAGCCTCTGAGTACGCCTTTCTCTTTCTTTCTAGGTGTTCTACTACTTTGGATACATTTACTCTATTTGGGTTAATTCTTGGTCTCATAATGTTAATTGTTTAATTGTTTTTCAAAGTTATCTGAGTTTTCTTCAAATGTTAATAGGTTTTGGTAGTATTCTTCAAAGTCCAGTAGTTCTGATTCGCTGTAGTCTGAATGATTAAGCATCTCGTTTACCCAATCATCGAAGTAGTAGATATCACCTACCAATACTTCCTTTACTATACTCCCGTCTACTAGTCTAGATATAACACAACTCTCTATTGTGTTCTCTTGATTTCTAAGCGATACTATATCGGATACAAAGCTATCGTACTCTTCCTTATCCTTTAACGATCCACTATGCTCACCTACAGAGCCTTGATTCTTTATCCTGAAAGATCCGTATGGCTTGTCAATAATAAATTCTTCTCTGACTACATTATCAACAGCTAGTTCCTTGCTTTCATCTAGCTTTATCATATTTCCGTTTTCGTCTCTCTTTATAGATACTGAGTAATGATAACCGCAGTATGCACAATTAACATATTGCTCACCCGTTCTGTAGTAGAAGTCGCTAAATGCCTCTTGTTTGCAGTTAGGACAATCTATATAATCAATTACACTTCCCATAATATTTATATTTTAGTTAATTCTAGTTCTTCCGCTTGAAAATCAATCGCATAAAAAATTTGCTCTATCGTTGCCTCGTTATCCAAGGCCTCAATTAAAACTTGCATTGCCTCTTCATCAGTGCAATCATAGTTTTGTTTTACGTCGTCTATGTGCCATAGGTTTACTACTTGATATCCTGCATCTTTCAAAACCTTTTTTGCTTTTTCTATTTCGTTCATAATATTAGTTATTAAATTTATAATAATAGTCTTGCATTGTGTTTATAAGTTCTCTACCATAGGCGGTATGGAATCCATAGCTATGCGTGTAGTTATCTATTGGTGAATTCTCTAGCAATAGGTACATCATATCAAATTGATTTTGATTAAACCTCTTACTTGCTTTTGTTATGGCCTTTGCCAAGGCACTGCAATTGTGTCTCGGCGTTTGCCCTAGTGTGTTAACTATATAATCTTTAACTTGTGTTGCTCTCATAATTTTATGTATTCAAATAGGTTACTATTAAATTTGTATGCGTCTCCCTTGTAATTAACATTAAAGGCAAGTACTTCCATAAAGTCGGTGCTAATAGCTATGCTCTCCTGTGTAAACAAGTTGCACCAATTTTCAGCGTCAGTTAATACCTTACTTTGTCTAGCGTATTTATATTCTAGCATAGCTACGAATGTAGGCTCAACACTACCATTGAATTCCTTGTCCTTAATGTAGTGGGCCATTAGCCTATACTCCGTTAGTGTAGCGAAGTAGTTAATTACCTCTTCCGCTGTCATTGGGTTGTTGTTTAACCCTAAATTAATTTGTAGTGCTTTCATTCTGTATTAGTTTTTATAATCAATTACTTTTTCTTTGTTGAAATTATTATTTTTAATTTCTCGTTCTTTATTGTTATCTCTACACATTGTGCAACAATAAAAAGTTTCCTCTGTTATTTCTTGTTCCGTTTCTATACTTGCTTGGTCGCAAATATCACAATAGATAGTATTCATATATTCTAATTTTTTAGATCCTAACTTCTTATTAATAAAGTCTTCCAACGTCGGAATACCCGACACCATAAGCGCAATGCGTCTTCTATTTAGATTGCTCGACATAATGCTCGTTTTTAGTTTCACAATGTTTCTCTACTCTAGCTAATACATATAGCGCCACAACTAGTAGCGCTATAACCTTGATTTTTTGTTTCATAGTTAAAAATTAAAAGTTTCTATTTCCTTTTTTACGGCATTCATATCTTTTAAGCCGTTGATACTTCTGTAAAAATTTTGATATTCGCTATTGTAAACAACTTCATATCCCGATTTTTGTTTTGATATCTCTAACATACTGATATCATTGGTATTGTTTTTAAATAAATACGTTGTAGTATTTTCAAATTTATATTTTCTATAAGATTGAGTTAATAACATAATAAAAATGTTTAAGTGTTTCGTCGTTCTGCGACTCATCAGTATAGGTAACGCACCTATAGACACTTATTTATTAATAAAGCAGTATTTGATTAAAACCTTATCCGAAAATTTGCCCTAGTATCTAAACTATAAAAGATGATTCGATTCTATAGTTGCAACTAGTATTTTGTTGGCTTTCGTTGTATCCTACCCGTTAGGGTCTCGCCACAATAAAGATTAATAAACTTACTCTATTAATAAATACCAATATTTCAAGGAACTCGTCGTTGTTTCATTTTGACACTGCAAACATACAACTATTTAAATTTAAATAACAAATATGTATATGTTAATATTTTGTTAAAATTTGTTAAGGCCTTATTTTATTGGGGTTCACAGAGGTAAAAAAATGTATGTATATATAAAATGCTAAATTTGTATACATAAATACTCTGTCAGACCCTATGTTTAAAGGATTTTCAATTATCTTTTCTTTTTGGTATCTATATACTACAAAAGGGTAAAAGTGTCTTAAAAGGGCTAAAAACTATCTTAAATTGAATAACTATATAATGTACCAAAGTAAAAATGTATAGATATCTTATCAATCGTAATTCATAGAGTGCGAGTACTTTATGTATTCATATCTCTTATATAGTATCCCTGAATTGTATATTGATTTATAAGTATTGAGGGTAAATTGGTTTTTCCCTATAGGTTTTGTGTGGGTATCCCTCACCAATAAAGACTTCCCTCTCAATCAAAAAATACCAAATGGTTATCGAGTATCAAAATGTTTTATAGGTTGCTGTCGTAAAACGTAGGTTGAGTGGGTAGGTTATACACAACGATAGGGTAAAAGGCTAAAAGTTTGGAGAGGGTCATTTCAAAAGTTACCCCCGTATGCTTTGTAGATTGGTTTTGGGTGCAGGGGTGTAGATCGTTATGTGGGGGTAGAACCCCAACAGTCTAATTAAGTCCAAAGAATATGAAACGAAAATCTTGTGTATCTCACACAGAGATATAAAGATTGAAGTGGATATATAAAAGTGTAAAGTACTTTATAATGAGGTATTAGAAATATATAGTACCTGAATATAAACTTGTTTACATTTTTTCGACTGCACTGATTATGTAATTAACTACTATGTAAATTGTTTACATTTTTTACTTATATTTGCACCTATGATTAATAACTATTTAAGAATAACACCAGTAACTGAAGGATGTAGGGAAGAATTCTCTTACTTGTATGTATGGAATGAACCATACGAGGTTGTAGATGCCAGGTATTTTGTCTTTGGATTAAGTAAAGAAAGAACGATAAGAAATTTAAAACTATTTACTTATAAACTTTGGTATATAAATCCAGACGCAAGTAGTAATGAGATTTGTGATTACGTCATTGATATAGTAAACAAGAAGTCATCTACAGGGATATTTATTACAGAAAGTGATGTATATAAATTAATACACTCTGTATTTGAATCAGAGCTTCCGATAAACATAAGTGATATCGTAAAGACTAAGGATGGTAAAAATATAACTACAAAAATAGTTGAGTGGAAGAACAATATAAACGGTCTTTTGGTTATAAGCAATGAAAGAATGAATGAAATAAGAAAGTCTAAAAACAAAGATCAGGAAATAAAAAAAGAGTATAAAAAAATAAAATTAAGGTATATGAAGAACTGTATTGATAAAGTTGGAAAAGAAGATAGGCTTCAAGTAATAGAGGCCGCAATAGATTCGCTTAGGGAAGAAAAAGAATCAGCAACCATTAACGACATAAGCGATATGTCTGGTGTTGGATACCTGACAACAAGAAAATACATAGATTTAATGGCCGATAGATTGGATTTTATAGATGGATTTAAGGTAATAAGAAATCAGCACAAGGAAACATCTGACAATACAATATCAGAATTATTGAGATATAGAGATGAAATTATAAGTAATGGTGGTAAGTTAAATAAAATGTCCTTACATAAAATAAGTGGCATATCTAGACCAACAATAGATAAGCACTGGAATATAATTAAAAATAAATAAAAAAATATGAAAGAAGAGTATATAAAAATGAGAAATTCTGGACAGTACGATTTAGGTTGGTTTTATAGATACTATAAGGAAAATGGAGGAACAGCGGATATAAATATGTTTCAAGTGTTATTCAATCTTGACAATGAAGTATTGAATACTTTAGACAAGAAGTTTGAGTTAAATATAATTGAGGATAAAAATGGAAACTTCATAAAGGTGGTTTCATAATTTCGTATCTTTGCACATTCAAAACAAAACATAAACTATGGCTAGAATAGAAAACTATCAGAACGATTCTATAATTGAAGATATAGATTTAATTATCGGTACGGATAAAGGAGGTTCAAACGCTACAGAGAACTATCAAGTAGGTGACTTAAAAGCACACTTCATCAATAGTATAATAGTGTTAAATAGAACAACATCAGAATTAACGCTTTCTCAGTTAAACTCACTTTACTCTGCATACCCAGTTGGCACGCAGATAATCTGTCCAGACATCACAACCGTTGTTGGACAAAGGTTTGTTTACACTAAGATTAATACATCGTCTTGGACTTACGATACAAGACCATTAGTGGTATAAAAAAATAAATAAAAAATAAAATTATGGCAACAATTCCAAGTGGAACAAAATTTTTAGGAGTAAATCCAGCTCTTACTAATTTAACAGAAAAAAAAGGGGCAAGATTAGATAGTAAGACAGAATACTTTTCTATTGAAGATATTCAAGATGCAGCAGGAGGAAATGATTTAGTATTTGTAGCATCTTTATCTCAAACTGGAACATCAAATCCTGTAACTACTGTATATAAAAATACAGCTGGATTTACAGCTCCATACTTTCAAAGAGATGATGCTGGCGCATATTCTATGGCTATACCAGAAGATTATACAGAAGAAAAGATTCACGTAACAATAAACAATGGTTTATTTACATCTTATACATTTGCAAGTTTTGACTCTGTATTCGATAAAATAAGTGTATTAACTATTGACGGTACTCCATCTGACGATTTATTAGTTGGTGCAACAATAAAAATAGAGTTATTTTAAAAAAAGAAATATAATAAATAAAAAAAAGAAATTATGTCAAACACAATTAAATTTTTAGGTGTAGATTCAGTGTTACTAGATGTAACAGAAAGAAAAGATTCAGTTAACAATGCAAAAACTGAGTACTACTCTTTGAATGAATTATCAGGATTGGTAGTTAACACTACTACTTCTGCTTTATCTTTAGCTACATTGAACTCAACTTATGCTGCAAATCCTATCGGAGCAAGAATTGTATGTAGAAGTATTTCAGGTGGTGGATTAGTTTACACAAAAACAAGTTCAAACACTTGGATCAGTCAAGCGGTTACTGCGGTATCTTAATGATAGAATAAAGAAAAGATCTTTTAAATTAGACCACATTTTATAGTGTGGTCTTTTTTTATACATTTGTAAAAAGATTTAATTATGATCGAGAATTTTATAAATGGTTTTGTATCAGAAATTAATAGACCCAATGTTTTTTTGTTTTCACTAATACTTGCAAATAAATTCAAAGGAGAGATATTAATAAAAGATGAAATAGATGAATCTATGCCAGATATAGTTGTATTAATCGGAGACGATGTTTATGATATGTTTGGTAAGATAGATAAGAATATAATAAACATTAATGAATATGTTGTTTTAAATAGAATGAATCTATTGTTCAATCTTAAATTCTACAACTATGTTAAGTGGTCGTTTGTGTATGAGGAGAATGATGACGAGATGTACTTTAACGACGTAAACTAATATTATGATAGAAAATAAAGAAATAACAATATCATTTGACTTTGATGGAACATTGTCACTTCCATCAGTACAAGAACTTGCAATAAAACTTATAAAGGAAGGGTACAATGTAATTGTGATAACAACAAGGCATTCAAAGTATCTTAATCAAGACTTAGTAAAAGTAACAGAAAAAGTCGGTATAAACAAAATTGTTTACACAGATGGAGATAAGAAGATGCACTATATGGAAGATGTAGATATACACTTTGATAATGACGAAACAGAACTAAGAGAAATAAGTAGAAGTACATATACAGAAGTAATTAACGTAACAGATAACCAATGGAAAGCAATAGCACAGTCTTTAATCAATTAAATGTAGAGTTATTCGATAGAGTCGACTTGATGTTAGAGAATCAAGACCACAAGGGTATGTCAGATATGATATACGAACAATTTGAAGACGCAAGACTAATTGATAAAGACGACTTCTTCTCTGGTATCATACCAGTTTCAGTTATTGCATCAATAGTTTGCGATCAAGAAGACGACTTGATTGTTGACGAGGATGGTTTTGCATCAGATAATTGCAAGGCTATATACTTTTCTGAAGCCATAGAGGATTTAATTCTTGATGGTAGAATTGATGATGCTATGGAATACGTTGAGTTTGAGTTACTTAGAAGAGAGAGATACGAATTATTAAACGAAATGAAGAAATATGAAAAAAACCGCTAAGTACTATAAAGAAAATCCAGAGGCAAAAGCTAAGAAGGATGCTTACCAAAAAGAGTACAATAAGAAACCAGGTGAGGTTAAGAAGAGGGTAGAATTAAATAAAGTTAACCGAGAAAGAGGTACATACGGAAACGGAGATGGACTTGATATGGCCCATACAAAAAGCGGTATTGTAAAGAAGAAGGCATCTGCAAATAGAGGAAGCAAAAGCGATTCTCCTGGAGATAAAAGAGCTAGAGGTAAAAAGAAGTAATGTATGAGTGATTTTAAAGACTTTCTAGAGGAGAATAAAAAAGTCCTAAAAGAAGAGAAGGTTTTATCTGAAATCAAAGACTTCTTAGTAAAACCAATATCTGATGGAACTGTACAGAAAGCAAAGAAGTACAGGCCGATGAAGAGGAAAGGTGAGAGAACCGTAAAGAAGACATACAAGAAAAAGAATGTAAAAATCATAACAGCAAATCGAGAATTTGACTTTATGAAGTTCTATGGTATTGTAAAGCGTTGGGCTTCAGTACAATACAATTTAACTATAGATGAAATAGAAATGCTAATGTATTTTTACTCAGAACCTTTATTCACAAAGAAGGAGTTTGACATATATAATACCGCAATGCTTCATAAGAATAAATCAATAAAGCGATTTATAGATATGGAGCTTGTGGATGAGATGCCAGGCAATTCATCAATTAAAGTTGCTGGGAATAGATTGTACAGATTAAGTATGAAGGCAAACAGAAGGATGGCTAGTATTTATAAAAAACTAACACTTCAAGAAGAAATGAGCGAGTACTCATCAAGCAATAAATTCTTTAACTCTTATGAGACTAGCTATAAAGATAAGAGGATAGCTAGATTGATGGTTGAATATAACAAGAGGAGGAATGAAATAATAAATGGTGGTACTGGAATATACCTAGAGGATGAAATAAAAAGAGAGGGAATTTAAACCCTCTCTATTTTTTTTACTCTACAATTACTACATTTTCGTATCCCATAACTATGTATTCGATTCCCTCGTAGTTAATCGGGTATGTTCGGTGTCTGTCAAACCAAACAATGTCTCCTATACCAACTTTATCAATATTCTCTCCAATTGCGATAACTTCACCTTTGTGGAATTTAATATCTTGACCATCTCCAAGATAAAGGCCGCTACTACTCTTTACGTCTTCCTTTATCTCCTTAACTAAAATGTTACTAAGAACTACTTTCATTGCTTCTCTTATGTGTTATTGTTGTGTTTGTTAATAAAACTGTTGTAGCTACACTTGCAGCATTTTCTAAGGCTAATCTAATAACCTTTGATGGATCTATAATACCCTTCTCAAACATATCTGCGATTTCATAATCCTTAACGTCATATCCGTAGTTGTAATCAGAAACCAATAGGTCTGCTTCAATATCGCTTAGAGATACACCTGCATTATTCAATATAGTGCGCATAGGGGCCTTAATTGACTCAAGTAGACATCTATATCCTTTTGATGTGGATTGAAGCTTTAGAGAGGCGTTATATAGTGCTAAACCACCTCCTACAACAACACCTTCAGAGATTGCACTCTTAACTGCGTTAATTGCATCATCAACACGGTCAAGCTTCTCTTTAGTTTCTACCTCTGTTGTTCCACCGACCTTAATCACAGAAACACCACAAGCAAGCTTAGAGATTCTGTCTTTTAAATATTCCTTCTCAAGATTGTTGTTTGAATTCTTGATTACTTTGTTTAACTCTTCAATCTTTGATTGAACCCTTTCCGCATTAGGCTTTTCGTTAAAGAATAAAACGGTATCCTCTTTAGTCACTACTAGTCTACTACATTTGCCTAGTAATTCATCCATATCATACCCATCGATATTTGTAGATGTATCAAGGTCAATAATTAAACCACCAGTTGCTAAAGAAATATCTGTTAAGTAATCTCTTCTCTTCTCTCCAATACTTGGTGGGATAATTGTAGCTACCTTAAGTCCATTCTTTTTGTTTGCGTATAAAACCTTCATAACCTCAAACTCCATTTCAGAGATAATTAATAACTCTTTATTGGCTTTGTGGCAGTACTCAACAACAGGTAAAAGTTCTCTGATGTTTTGAAATCTTCTATTTGACAATAGAATCAATGGATTATTATTGAACTCGATAGTTCTGTTCTCTGGTTTATTCACAAAACCTTCAAACTCGTAACCTCTAGCTACAGGCATACCATCGATAAAATCAACATATGTATCAGAATTATCTGACTGCTCATACGATACAACTCCATTCTTACCAGCTGAAATAAATGCATTAGCGATAATTTCACCAAGCTCTGAATCATTATTAGCAGATATTCTAGCTACGTCAAATAAGTAAGAGTCATCAACCTCTTTAGATGTTTCCTTGATATATTTAATAACATCTTTAACACCCTCTTCAATTCCGTTCTTTAAATCTATTGCAGACTCACCATTACTTAAGTATTTCTGACTATTATCAATAATAGACTTAGTCAATACAGCGGTTCCTGTTGTTCCATCACCAGCCTCGTTAACTGTTTTTCTACAAGCTTGTTTTACAAACTCACAGCCTAAACTCTCTGTTGCATCCTCTAAAAAAATAGAATCAGCCACAGATACGCCATCTTTTGTTACGATAGGAAGTCCACCAGGACTCTCGATAAGTACTGTTCTTCCTCTATATCCCATAGTTGAAGATACAGCATCGCAAATGGTAGATATCCCTTTAATTAAGGGTTCTTTTGCGTTTTCATTAAATTTAACTTCTTTAATTATCATAAAATTTATATTTTTTATAATGCAAATATACACTTTTTTTATTTCGTATCTTTGCAAAGATTTATTAAAAAGATTTTATTTATGGCAGGTTCAGTAAAAGCTAGTATGAAGTGTGGTGAAGTTAGAAAATCAACTAGGCCAGGTAAAAAAATAATGAAGAAGTATTGCGTAAATGGAAAGGAAACTTTGGTTCACGCTGGCGCAAAAGGTTACTCTGATTTCACAAAACACAAAGATCGAGATAGAAAAAAGAATTTTCACGCAAGACATAAATGTGCTACAGCTAAACCTGGAACACCTAGACATTTAGCTTGTACTAAATTATGGTAATTTCTTTTAAAAAAATATATATTCATAATGAGTAGAAACGAAAAAATAGACCTTTACTTGAAGAAGTGGGTTAGTAGAAAATTAACTGTATTTGTTATAGCTTCAGCTGGATTATTCTCTGGGGTTCTTACATCTACTGATTGGGTGATTGTTGCGACATCTTACATAACTATAGAAGGTGTTACAAATATTGTTGAACGACTATTTAAGTTTAAAAATGATGTCAATTAGCGATTTGAAACTATATACACTAAACTCAGTAGCAATGGCAATTAGTTTTACTAATGTCGAAAATACATTGAAGATAATTCTTTTATTGGCATCTATAGTGTATACCATTATGAAGACAATTGAATTAATTAAGAAAAAGCAAGATGACAACAAAGGCTCTGATAGCTAAATATGGGAAACCAAATGTTACTGGAGATGGGTATCTTGTAACAATAAATCTTCCATATCCTATGAGGTTGGCTTGGGATTTAGATACTCAGGTTCACAAGATGAGATGTCATAAATTAGTGGCGGATAAATTCTTATTAGTATTTAACGAACTAGTAAGAGTTTATGGTTACAAAAAAATAGTAGAGTTAGGGATAGATATATTCGGAGGATGCTTTAACTTTAGAAAAATGAGAGGTGGTAATGATTGGAGTACTCACTCTTGGGGAGTTGCAATAGACCTAGATCCAGGAAGAAACCAATTAAAAGAAACTTCTAAAACAGCTAGATTTGCAAGACCTGAGTATAAAGATATGATTGACATATTTTATAAACACGGGTTTATATCTTTAGGTAGAGAGAAAAATTATGATTGGATGCACTTTCAAATAAAAGAGTAAATATGAAGAAATCAGCAGGATCTGAAAAAAAGATACAAAAAATAAAAGTTAGTAGACCAGGAGTTCACGCTAAAAGCAAAACCTCAAAGTTAAAGGATAGTAAAAATTACAAGAAATTGTATAGAGGTCAAGGAAAATAATTATGGCAAGAATAAGTACATACGTTTTAGACGAAGATATTACTGGCGGAGACAAGTGGATTGGTAGTGATTCTGGATTCTACAATAAAACGAAGAACTTCACACCTATAAAATTAGCAGATTACTTTAACTCTAGCGAGTCTATACGTTCTGCTAATTCATTAATGTTTACATACCAAACACTAGACCCATTTGAGGAGCGTCTTACTGGTACGATATCATTTAAAGATGAAATAGGTGCAACTGTAAATTTTTCAAGTATAACTGAAATACTTATAAGTAAAACATCTAAGAGTTATAAATATATAGCTGATTTTTTACTTGGAACAAATGACTCTATAGTAATACTACATAAATCAGACAATATAAATAAATATGGTTTATATAATATAACATCTATAGAGGAAGACATAGACGAAAGCGATTTCTTATATGTTCAAATGCAATTTATACAGGGTAACTCTAGTATAGAAGAAGATAAGGACTATTTATTTTCAGTAATTGATTTTAATAAATCTGAAAATAAAGATAAAAATTACGTACATAATCAAGTCGTTGCATCAAATACCTGGAGTGTTTCTCATAATTTAAATAAATACCCATCAGTCACGATAGTTGATTCTGGTAATAACGTTGTTGTTGGAGATGTTCAATACATAGACCTAAACAATATAAAAATAACTTTTACGTCAACCTTTTCAGGGAAAGCGTATTTTAACTAAAAAAAGAAATGGTATACTTAAGTAATCTTAATTTAAGCAAAAATCAATTACAGAATGCTGTAATTCACCCTTTAGGGACAGCTCCGTCTAGCCCAGTAGAAGGACAACTTTATTATAACTCTACGACTGGAGTGAAAATGCTTTATGTTTACAACGGATCTGCTTGGGTTCCAGTTGGTGATATAACTGCTGTTTCATCTACAGAATCTAGACTTATAGTAACAAATGGTACTACAGGTGATGTTTCATTGTCTTTGGATATTGCTAGTGTTGTTGCTAATGGTGGTACTGGATTAGTTACTGCTGATTTATTATACGATTATATAGCTGGATTAGACGCTGTATATTCTATAACTGCTGGAACTGGTATCTCTATTGGCGGTACAAGTACAGACCCTATAATCACAAATACTGATTTAGGTTCTTCTCAAGCTATATTTAAGAATGTAGCAGTATCTGGTCAGACAACAGTTGTTGCAGATAACAATAATGATACATTGACATTTGAAGCAGGAAGCAACGTAACAATTACAACAAACGCTTCTACTGATACTATTACGATAGCATCTACAGACACAAATACAACATATGATTTAACTAATACATCTATATCAGGTGGTAGTTCTATTAACCTTGTTCCATCTAGTGGGGGTACTGACTCAATCAACATTACTGGAACAACAAATGAAATTGAGGTAACTCATTCATCTGGAGGAATTCAAATCGGATTACCTAATGATGTAGTGATTGCTGGTAACTTAACTGTTGTTGGTACAACTACTACAAATAATGTAGAGACCGTATCTACTTCAAATGGTGTTATATTCGAAGGTAATGCTGCTGATGGTAACGAACTTACTTTATTAGCTGGAACATTAACTGGAGATAGAACAGTTACTCTTCCTGATGCTACTGGTACAATTGCATTAACAAGTGATATTGGTAATGGTACTTTAACAGTTACAGCTGGAACGGTTATGTCTGGTGGTGGAAGCTTTACTGCAAACCAATCAGGAAATAGTTCAGTTACAATTAACCACGCAGCAGTTACAAGAACAAACAACACAAGCACTGCATCTCCTGGATTTGGAGGTACATTTACTGCTATTGATTCTGTTACAACATCGACCGAAGGACACGTTACGGCAATTAACACAAAAACCGTAACTTTGCCAAGTAATAGTGCTAACACTTATGCTGCTACAATTTCTGCTTCAGGAGCTGTAACTCATAGTTTAGGAACTAAAGATGTAATTGTACAACTTTACGATACTGTTACTAGTGAAACCGTTTACGCAGATGTTGTAAGAACATCGACAAGTGTAGTTACAGTTACTTTTGGAAATGCTCCAGCAAATTCAATTAGAGTACTTGTAACTAAGATAGGATAAAAAATAAAATAAAATTTATATGAGTCAAAAGTTTAAAAGCGAAGTTCAATTAGAAGCTTTAAATAATGCTACCACAGATACTGATAAATTCTTAGTATCCGATGGTGGCATCATAAAATATAGAACTGGATCAGAAATGCTTTCAGATTTAGGAGTTGCTCCTGGAGTAGCTTCTAATATACAACATCAAGTAAAAGCTGGAGTTGCTATAAATAAAGGACAGGCTGTATATGTTACATCTGCTGATGGAACAAATATGATTGTAGGATTAGCATCGAATGCTTCAGAGGCTACGTCGTCAAAAACAATGGGATTGATGGCTTCTACTGTTTCTACCAATGGATTTGGTAATGTTATAGCTGAAGGCTTACTTGCAGGATTAAACACAAATGGAGCTACAGCAGGAGACCCTGTGTGGTTAGGCACAAATGGAAATCTAATTTATGGATTAACTAATAAACCATATGCTCCAGCTCATTTAGTTTTTATTGGTATTGTTACAAGAGTAAACTCAAATAACGGAGAGATATTTGTTAAAGTTCAAAACGGATTTGAGCTTGATGAATTACACGATGTCGATTTAAAAACCACAACACCAGTTAATGGACATTTATTAGGATTTAATGGAACATTATGGGTTAATAAAACAATTGCTGGTTGGTTAGGATATACACCTGCTAATGCAAATGGAACAACAAACTATGTACCTAAATTCACTGGAAGTACTACACTTGGAAATAGCTTGATATTTGATAATGGCACAAATGTTGGTATTGGAACAACTTCTCCAGCATATAAATTACATATTGGTGGAGTGGGTAGTACATTGGCTTTTGATACATTAGGAGCTCCTGCCTCTAATTTAATAAGAACAGTATCTGATTATGAACTTTCATTATATTGCGGTAGAGGAACATCAACTGAAGCTATAGTTGGTAATGATAATTTTAGGGTTTTAACAAGTGCTTCTGAAAGAATGCGTATCACTTCGTCTGGGAATGTGGGAATTGGAACCTCAACTCCTGACTATCTTTTAACAGTTTCTGGACCAATAAATGTTGGTGCACCTGGCGCAAATCTTGGAATAATTTTAAACAACTTAATAAGCACAGCGATTCCTTCGTCTTCGATAAAAGCCATAATTGGAACAACTAATAGTGGTTTTGGATATTCTGCAGGTAGTTTACTTATTCAGCCAAGAACTGGGGTTTCGGCTGCTATTGCTTTTGCAACAGAAGGATCTGAGAAAATGCGTATTACCTCCACTGGTAATGTTGGAATTGGAACATCTAGTCCTTCTTATAAACAACACATTGTTTCAGATAGTTCAGTTGTACAATTTATACAATCAACTTATTTAAGTTCATCAAAATATTATAGCAATATATTAATCGGTAGAGATATTGCTGTAGATCAATCAGCAGGTTTAGGGTATGTTTACGACTCGGTAACACCAGCAAAATCATTTAGCCATATTACTACTTACGGTAAAGCTGAAGGAAGTCAATTTTCTGTAACCGCTTCAGGCAATGTAGGTATTGGAATTGCAAACCCAGGGTACAAACTCCACGTAATTGGAAGAGCAGGCATAGGTCAAAATACAAACGGAACAGCAACTATTGATGCTTATAGTGGAAACGCCTATTTTGGATGTGATGGAACACAAATTACAATTAACGGGTCGACAAATAACGTAGGGATTGGAACCACAAGTCCTACTTCCAGGCTAGAGGTTTTTGACGGAGATGCTTCTGTTACTACATCAGGTTCATTTTCATTCTTTAATAGCAATAGAAACTTTATACCAAATACGAGCGGTGTTTCATTAGGAGCTTATAGATTTAGAGGATATTCAACAGGCACAACGTATCAAGTAGGAAGTCAGATATACTCCTTCTCACAAGATGCTTGGACATCGACCAGCACACCTGGTTATTTATCTTTCCAAACAACACCAGCAGGTTCAACTTCTCCAAGTGAGAAAATGATAATTACTTCAGCAGGTAATGTGGGAATAGGAACAAGTAGTCCAGCTACTAAATTGCAAGTAGATGGAGCTGGGTATTCTTTTATTACTGGATATGATTCAGGTAATAGAAGAGTTTATATTGGATTAGATTCAGCAGGAGAACCTTCTATTCAAGGAGCGTTATCAAATGGTACAGCAAGACAATTAAGTTTAAATCCATCAGGTGGAAACGTAGGTATTGGGACAAGTTCGCCAATTTCAGCAAGTGGATACACTGGATTTACTGTTTATAACCCAACAACAGGTGGAATTATTCAAACTACAAATGGAACAGTTGATTTAAGAATGCAAATTTCTGCAACTGCTGGATTTTTAGGTACTTTTTCAAATCACGATTTAGTTGTTTCGTCAAATTCAACTGAAAAGATGCGTATTACTTCTGCAGGTAACGTAGGTATTGGGACAAGTAGCCCAAACTTTCCTTTAACAGTTGACAGAAGTAATTCATATACGTTAGGATTATTGAATTATAATATAGGAACTCCTGGCGAATATTCTGGAGTAACATTTGGATATACAGGAAATTCTTACCAAAAAGGGGCAATCTATTTTATAAGTAGAGATGGAGCTGGAAGAGGTAATTTGCAATTTGCATTAGAAGGAAGTAACGATAGCTCAAATGTAAGTACATCCAATACAAAAATGACTTTGACGTATGAAGGCAACGTTGGTATTGGAACGAGTTCGCCTTCACAAAAACTTGACGTTAGTGGTGTTGCAAAAGCTAATTCTTTTATTTTCAACGCTTCCTCAGGCGGAGGAAATTGGCAGATAGGTTCTGACGGATCAATTGATTCTGGTAAAGGAATGTATATATATAATTCTTTAGGGGACTATAGAATTTCAATTAAAGAAAATGGTAACGTAGGAATTGGTGATACAGCACCTTCTGATAAATTTGTTATTAACGGTAGAGCTCGTATAAATGGCGCAAACGCTTTAGCCTTTGGTAATAGTTCAGGTGGATATGCACAAATAGCGGTATCTGGAGCAACCACTGGTAACTTATTGTTTTCTACTTATGATGGAGTTGCTTCAGGGGAGCGTATGCGTATTACAACAACTGGCAACGTAGGTATAGGAACTACTGACATAAATAGAAAATTTGTAGTTGGGGGTAGTGCAGGAAATTCAATTATAGCAATTCAAGATGCAAATAGTGGATATGGTTTGGGAGATGGTTTTCAATTACAATTATCATCTGCAAGTGATGCGTATGTAAGGAATTATGAAAATACTGCTACTATTTTTCATACCAACGATACAGAAAGAATGCGTATTACCTCAGCAGGCAATGTAGGTATAGGAACAACGATTCCTAGCGCTAAACTTGACGTGTCTGGAAATATTGCTGCAACAGGAATAGTGTCGGCTGGAGGTAAAAAACTATCGCTTGGGATTCTTGATATAAATGTCAATAATCAAACACAAGTAAGAATTAATACAACAATACCTTTTGCTTCTGGAGGAGCTGATTTTACAGTAAATATAAAAGGCTTTGCTTATGGATCAGAACAAATGGTATCTTTATCACTTGGATGGCACTATTATTTAGAGACTTTTTGGAGTGAAACAATAATATCAAATGGAGCTTGGAGTCCAACTGTTAGTTTAGCAAAAGACGCAAGTGGATTTGTAGTTATTTATCTTCCATCTCCACCATATTGGTCAAAACTTTATGTGGAAAGTGTTTATAGTAGTAATTATCAAGCAAACTATTCAAGCGGATGGACTTGGACCGATGCTAACATCTCTGATTGCACAGACGTAAGCGTCTTAACATATAAGCCTTTAGCTACTAGCATTACAGGAAGCTCTGGATCAACAGCAGCAATATCAGGTACAACAAATTACGTTTCTAAATTCACCACAGCAAGTACCTTAGGTAATTCATTAATTTATGATAATGGCACTAACGTAGGTATAGGAACTATAAGTCCGTCTGAAAAGTTAGAAGTTTCATCAGGGGATATATCAATTAGAAGAAACACAGGAACTTGGGGTTCTTTAAGATTTGGAACAAATGAGCCTGGGTATTTAAATGCTTGGGCAGGAGTAGAATCAGATTGGGAAGGAGTAGGAGTAAATGTAGCCAATCTAAAATTCTTTACTTCTTTTGGGAGTAGAAACGAGAGAATGCGTATTACTTCAACGGGTAACGTAGGTATTGGGACAACAAGTCCAGGAGCAAAGATAGATATAGTTGGTTCTTATGATGCGTTGCCAGCTAGAATATTACGTCAAGCAACTTACGGGGAGATACTTAGAATAGGTAGAAACGGCGTATCAGAGTCAGCTTCTATAAACTATCCTGCTGATGGGGTACTTGCTATAAATACGTCTGGATCAGAGCGTATGCGTATTACTTCATCAGGCAATGTCGGTATTGGAACAACAAGTCCAGCTGCTAAATTAGATGTGGTAGGTGACGGTAGATTTAGTGCAAGAGTTCAAGTTCAAGGAAGCAATGGGGCTGGCACAACCCAAGGGGGTCTTTTAATTAATTACAATGCAAATACTTCAAGCAGAAGCTGGTTAGTTAATAATGATTATAACGTATATGGAGATTTTGCTATTTTACAATCTACTACCCAAACAGGTAGTACATTTACTGATAGGATTTATATAAAAAATGACGGCAACATAGGTATTGGAACAAGCACACCAACAAATAGATTACACGTTCTTGGAGGAATTCTTAACGGAGCTGTTGCTACATTCTCTGGTCAAAATAATGATAGGGGGCTTGTTATTTCAACATTTAATTCTGGTAATAGCGATGCTGGCGTACTATTAAATGCACAAACTGCATTAGGAGTTTTAGCTTTTGCAACTGTTGGTTCTGAAAGAATGCGTATTACCTCCTCTGGCAACGTAGGAATTGGTACGAGTAGTCCAACCGCTAAATTAGAGGTTGCTGGAACAGTTTTAACAACATCTACACTAGGGAGTACAGCAGGTTCTTATGCTATTGACCATCCAGGAATAAATACCTGGAAAATTGGTGTAACTGCTACTAATAGTAGTACATTCCATATTGGCAATGATACTGGTGGTTCTTTTGTAAATAAAATACTTAATATTACAGCAGGTGGTAACGTAGGTATTGGAACAACGAGTCCAAATGGCCAATTAGACGTTTATTCTTCTGTGTATCAAAGACTTGCAATAAAATACCCATCAACGTATGTTACAAAGTTAGAAGTTGGTGGTGGATCATATATACAACAAGACGCAGGAAATGAGGAGTTAAGACTTGCTCAAGAATACGGAAGTGGTAAAATAACATTCTTTACAGGGGCTACAAATACCGAACGTATGCGTATCACCTCATCAGGTAATGTGGGTATTGGAACAACTAGCCCTGGTTCTTTATTGGCAGTTGGGTTTCAAAATACATCATCTGAATTGCTGAGATTAGGTGTTAATTATGATATAACAAACGCACAAAGAGGAGCGATAACTTGGCACGACGGCAGCGGTATTACAGGTAAAATATGGACTTCTTATGACGGATCTTCAAAAACATCTATGTTCTTTGGCGGCCTATACAATAGTACCTATGATCAAGGAACATATTTAACTATTAGAGGGGATGGCAATGTGGGTATAGGAACAACAAGTCCTATAACAAAACTTAGCGTAGCGACTGTGTGGTCAAATGGTACAGACACTCCATTTATTTCTTCACAAGTAGATTCTGAAACTCTTAACAGAATAGGTACACACGTAGAAAGCACCTCTACAGCTGCGACAGCAATGACATTTTATACTCATCCTGCAAATAACGCAAGTTCTGAGAAGATGCGTATCACATCCGCTGGCAACGTAGGTATTGGAACAACAAGTCCAACTGCATTATTAGATATACAGCCAGCCTCAGGGACATCTGTGCTTAGAGTTGCTAGAACAGGTGGAACAGACGTTAGGGTAGCAGCTTCAATAACTTCTACTGGAGGACTTATAGGAACATATACTAATTCTCCATTTGATATATATACTAACTCGACTTCAAAAGTTAGGGTTACTGAAACAGGTAATGTGGGTATTGGAACAACAAGCCCTCAAAGTAAACTTCACGTATCCGCTAGTGGTGAATCTGTGGTTAGAATTCAAGATTTAGACGGAACAAATCAATTTCTTGATGTTGGACACAACGGGGGAGCCAGTTACTTTTTATCAACCAATAACACATCAAATGGTAGTTTTACTTGGTATTTGTACAACGGAACTACATTTACAGTCCCAATGTACATTTCCCCATCAGGCAATGTTGGAATTGGCACTACTGCTCCAAATGAAAAATTGCACGTATACGGAACAAGTGTAGGTGTAAATATAGATGGCACAACGGCTGCTAGAACATATTACAATAGATCAGGAGATTACATATGGTCAACAGGACTGAGATCTGGAGACACTAAATTCTACATATACGACGAGAGAAGTGCCAGTAGAATGGTAATAGATGATTCAGGTAACGTAGGAATTGGAAGCACAAGCCCTGGAAATAAACTTGTTGTTGATTATACAACAAATGGGGCTAATGGAATAGTGTCTAGAAATTTAAGTACTGGCGGATCAGCTTATGCGTTTGTAGGAGCATTTAATAATTCTGGTAATGGAATTGACCTAAGAAGCTATCCTTCTACTAATTTAGCATTCCCGTCAACATCATTTGTAAGCTCGGGTTCAGGTCAAACTGGTGGTATGATTATTACACAGGCAGGAGGAAATCCTATATCTCTTTGGACAAACGGCTCTGAGAAAATGAGGGTAACTAGCGGAGGAAATATTGGTATTGGAACATCAACACCTTCTACAAACCTTGAGGTCAAAGGCACAGATTCTTTAGTTTCTCCAACAATTAGAGTTAACCACGATACAGGAATAGTGGCTATGTCAATGGATTTAATATGCGATGTTTTTTCTGCGGCTGGGATAATAGATGTTGGGGCTAACAATAATACGATATTTAGAAGAGGAAGTAGTGACTCAATGCTAATAGACGGAGATGGTTATATTGGTATTAACACTTCTAGTCCAAACGCAAGGGTTCACGTTAGGGAAACTATTGAAGGACAAAGAGCTATGACCATTCAAGTTAATGAGAACCCTCTTTTTGGCGCTGGACTTATAAATTTTGAAAACAATGCAGGTTCAAATGTTGGAAGCATAAATTACGATGGTTCTTCAACTAGCTACAATACATCTTCTGATTACAGATTAAAAGAGAATGTAGTAAAAATAGATGGGGCTTTAGATAGATTAAAACTGCTTAAACCAGTAAACTTTAATTTTATAAATAGACCTGATATAATTGTAGATGGATTTATAGCACACGAAGTTCAAGAAGTTATACCAGCGGCTGTTGTTGGGGTAAAAGACGAATTAGATAAAGATGGAAAACCTAAGTATCAAGGTATAGATCATTCTAAAATTGTTCCTTTATTGACAGCTGCATTACAAGAAGCTATAGATAAAATAACTCAGTTAGAAGAAAGAATAAATAAATTAGAAAACAAATAAATAAATAAACTATGATTAATTACAAATGGACTTTTCCAGCTTTCGATTGTAAAGTGGATCAGGAAGGATTAGAAAAAGTAGTAACTACAGTTCACTGGATATACGAAGGAACAGATGAAGCTGGTATTACTGCAAGTATGTATGGTGCGCAATCAGTAGGAGAACCTACTCCTGACGCTTTTACTCCATACCCAGAACTTAGTGAAGAGCAAGTTATTGGATGGATGGAAGCTACAATGGATGTTGAAGCTATGCAAGAAAACATTTTATCTCAAATCAATTTAATTATAAACCCAGTTCAAGTAACTTTACCAGCTCCTTTTGCAAACAAAGAAGAGATTGTTGTAGAGGAAGAGGTTGTAATTGAAGAAGAGATTGAAGAAACTTTAACTGAAGAAGTTAAATAAAAAACACTATATTTGCATTTAAATTTAATTAATAATAAAATGAAAAAATTAGAAGAAAAAGAATTAGAGAGAATTGTGGAATTGAAAACAACTGGTGAAAAACTTCAATTTGAAGTAGGAGCTGTTGAATTTCAAAAGAAACTTTTATTAGACCAACTTTTAGTTGTGGCTAAAGAAAATGAAGAATTTTCTAAAGAATTGTTTGAAAAATATGGTGATTGCACTATAGACATCTCTACTGGTGAAATCAAAGAAAAAGAGGTAGAAGAAGTAACAGATGCCGAATAGAAGCCACTTAATATCATTAGTAATAGGGTTTGCACTTTGTGCAGCCCTATTGCAATTTTGTGAAGGTAGTAGAAAAAAAGATAAGATTGTAGTCACCACTAGAGTTGTAAAGGTAAATGATACCTTAAGAATAAAAGGAGCTGTAGTTACAAAATACAAAAAGGTATTTATTAGAAAGACCGATACATCTGTTGTTTACTTAGATAAACCAGATACAACTTCTATTGAAGCTAGAATGTATACTCAACCAATAATAGGTAATAGATCAAAGGGTGTTGCTCATATAACAACAACTGGAGATCTTTTGGATTTTTGTGCCACAATAGAATGTCAAGACTCTATAATAGAAAAGACAGTAACAAAATACAGAGATAATAGTAGATTGTTCTTATCTCCATCTTACAATACCAACAATCAAATAAACATTGGTGTTGATTGGAATATAAAAAATAAGTTTTTACTTAAGGGTGGTGTTGGATATGATATTCAAAATACAAAACCTTATATTTCGCTAGGAGTAGGTATTCCTATATTTTAAGTATCTTTGCATATATTTTTTTAATTTAATTTAATATGAGTTTAGTAAGGAAAATATCCGTTAAAATGGATAACAACAACATAATGCATTACCAAGTTGACAGCAATGTTTTCGGTGGTTCAGGCGTTGTTTCAGATATAATAAAAGAAGGAATGTTCTTTGACATCTATGTAAAGGAAATAGATAGCGATGTAAAAGCTATATGGAAGTCATTTAACATAAGCAACATAATTCATATAGAATACTATACGCAATTATAATCTTATGAGAAGTCCACATTATTTCATAGTGAGACCTTTCAATAGTGAGAGGTACTCAAACAACTCCAATGGATTGGTATTAAATATATCTGTTGAAGACCACAACTTTACGCAAAGAATTGCAGAGGTTGTATCTACTCCTATTGGCTATGAAGGAGATGTAGAAGTTTCTGATTTATTAATTGTACATCACAATACATTTAGAATTCAGTATAACAATCAAGGATTTCCTTTAGAGAGTAAGTATCACATAGAAGATGATTTGTTCTATGTTGAGAAAGAGTTAGCTTATATGGTAATTAAAAATGACGGAAGTAAGATAGCTCTGCCTCCATTTTGTTTTATAGAGCCAACGTATATTGAAGACAAGTACGAAGGTTACAAGGAGAACGAGCAAATATGTACGTTAAAGTACAAAAATAAAAATATGACATCAATAGAGAATGGTTCTTTAGTTGGTGTTAAAAAAGATTCTGAATACGAATTTAACATATTTGACGAGAAGTTATATATGATTAATCAAAATAGAATTATACTTCACTTATGATTGGACTTAGTAATGACATAGAGATAGCTGTAGAAACTGTAATCGAAGGATTGGAGTATGATACAGATATGTCTATAATTGAGCCAGACAAAGTAAAAACAATTGTAAAAGCAAAAGTCGATTCATTTAAGTACGGAAAAGAATTATTATTAAGATGGCAGAATAGCGCAAATTCGCCTTCTGAGGATAAATTTAAGAAATACGTAGTAAGACTTGTTAAGGCTGGAGATATTGCCTTAAACGTGCTTAGAGAGGCTCTTAGAGCCAAGATAGACTACGATGAGTTAGATCCATCGAAACACCACTTAGCTATATCTGTAAAACCATCGATTCATCAAGCGATTATAGAAATTGATTCCTCGTTAATTGAACTTAGAATGCAAATAGATTCTGACAAGATTAATCTGAAGGAGAATGAATTCAAAAGAGGGTATCCAGAGAAGTTTGCTACTGGTGAGTTCTTACCTAAAAAGAACTACTACAAAGAGTGGTATGATTCTGATAACGATTCTGTAATGATAGATCCGAAAGGAACTAAAGGAGATGTTATTAGTGTTGGTGATTTGAAGATTACACTACCCAAGATTCCGTATAGAAAAGACATTTTGTTTTGGAATGAAAAGAAAGAGAATCAGTATTGGAGAAGGCAAGAGCCGCCAAGTGGATTGTCTCAAGATAATGCAGAAGCATATACCGAGTATATAATAGAGGAGTTTAGGAGAAGAAGAGAGGGTATTTGGTTTATGAATAATGGTAAAGCTGAATATCTAACTGGAACTCACTACTTTGCACTTAACTGGGTAAAAATGGAGGATACAGGTACTTATATGGATTTTAGAACTGCTCAGAGAGATATGTTCTATTTTACAGAGGCTTGTATTGTAGACCCAAGATGTTTAGGTGAATTATTTGTTAAGTCAAGACGTACTGGTTTTACTTATCAGATAATATGTCAGTTGCTTAACGATTCTACCTCAACAGCAAATGCTAGGATAGGTATGACATCTAAATCAGACGAAGATGCAAAAATGGCATTTTCCAAATTAAGATACGGTTATTTAAATTTACCTTTCTTCTTTAAACCAGTTGTAAAGGGTTCAGAAGATAGTAAGAACTTCTTGGAGTTTGCAAAACCAACAGATAGAAGTAAAAATTCTAAAAAGAATAAAGATACAAATACAGATGACTACTTAAATACATTTATAGATTTTCAGCCAACAAAAGATTCGTCTTATGATGGACAGAGAATGTATAGATATTTAGGTGATGAGGCATCTAAATGGACAAGGCCAGCTAACTACGAGAAACACTGGGGCCAGGTGTCACCTACGTTTGATACAGGTGGTAAAGTTGTTGGTAAGGCGTTTATTGGTTCAACTGTAAACGCAATGAATAAAGGTGGTGAAGAGTTTTATAGATTATATAAGGCATCTAAGCTAAGCAAAAGAAATAACATAACTGGAAGAACTCCTTCTGGTTTGTATTGTTACTTCTTACCTGCACATAAAAATATGGAGGAATTTACTGACAGGTATGGTGTATGTCACGAACTTGTTGAAAAAGGAGATTCATTCATTAATGTTCACGGAGACAAAAAGACAGTTGGAAGTGTTCAGTTTTTAGAGGCTAAGAGAAGTAGCAAAAGAAAAGAAAGTGATATTGCTTATAACGAAGAGTTAAGAGCATTTCCAATGACAATAGATGAAGCGTTCAGAGACGAGCTTCTTCAGTCAACATTTAATATCGAGAAGATATTGGAACAAGTAAAAATTAATGAAGACCACGAGGCTGATAAAAGAATAGTTACTGGTAATTTCCAATGGAAAGATGGAATAAAAGATACTATTGTTGAGTGGCATCCTAATGAAAAAGGTAGGTTTAAAGTTTCTTGGATTCCTCCAGAGGAGATGAGAAACAAATTTGAAATGAGAAATAATTTCGGAGGGTATTCAAAACACCCTTTGAATGGAGATATAGGTTCTTTTGGTTGTGATACATACGATATATCAGGAACGGTAGAAGGAGTTAGAAAAGATGGTTCTTATGATGAAGATACAAATAGAGCGTCTAAAGGAGCATTACACGGGCTTACAGGTCTTAGTTTTTCAAATGCACCGAATAACACATTCTTTTTAGAATACGTTGCAAGACCAAAGACTGCTGAGATATTTTTTGAAGATGTATTGATGGCTTGTGTATTTTATGGTATGCCTATATTGGCGGAGAATAATAAACCAAGACTTTTATATCACTTTAAGAATAGAGGTTATAGAGGATTTAGTATTACTAGATTTGATAAACCAGAGAATAGATTGTCGCCAACAGAGAAAGAATTAGGTGGTATGCCTAACTCCTCTGAAGATGTTAAGCAAATGCACGCAACAGCTATAGAATCTTACATAGAGAAGTATGTTGGAATAATTAGTGAAGATGGAGATATTCCTCAAAACATATTATTCAATGATACATTAAAAGATTGGATGAAATTTGATATAAATAATAGAACAAAGTATGATGCTTCTATTAGTTCTGGACTAGCTATTATGGCTGTAAACAGAAAAATGTATGCTCCAGCACAAAGAGTTGCAGAGGATATAGTTATAAATTTGAAGACTTATAATAGATAAATAAAATGATAAAAAAGAAAACGGAAGGTATTTCCATTACTTACAGAAGTTTCCCAAGTCAAAACGTACCATTTGAGGTTCAAAAGGGAGTTGATTTTGGAACGCAAGTAGCAGAGGCTATTCAATACGAATGGTTTAAAAGAGAAAGCACTACTTGTAAGTATTATCAACAAAGAGATGAGTTTCACAAAAGAAGAATGTACGCCAATGGTCTTCAGAGTGTAGCTAAATACAAAGAGTTTTTCGCAGTAAACGGAAGTATGTCGTACCTTAATCTTGACTGGAAAATTGTTCCTGTTATACCAAAGTATGTAGATTTACTTGCAAACGGTATGGCTCAAAGAGAATTCTCTATAAACGCAATTGCAGTTGACCCAACATCTGTTGAAGATAAGTCTAAAAAAAGAAAAGCACTTCAGACCGATATGATTGCTAAAGACTTTATACTTGAAGCCAAAAAACAAACGGGTTTTGATTTAGCGTCTGTACCAGTTGATCAAATACCAGAGTCTGAAGACGAAATAGATATTAAAATGGAGTTCGAATTTAAACCACCTATCGAGCAGGCTGTAGAGGTTGCTGTAGAGACGGTGTTTAACGAGAACAATTATAATGAGATTACAAGAAGAAGAATCGAAAGGGATATCATCGAGATTGGAGTTGGATTTGGAAAACACAGATTTATTCAAGGAGATGGTATTAAAGTAGAGTACGTTGATCCAGCCAACCTTATTTGGTCTTACACTGAAGATCCATACTTTCAAGATTGTTTCTACTACGGAGAATATAAGAATACAAATTTATCAGAGGTTTATAAAGAGTTCCCTAACCTAACAGAAGAACAAAAGCAAAGATTACAAAGCATATCTTCTTCTTGGAATAATTACTATGAGTTGAATTTAAACGGTCAACCTCAAGATGTTCTAGATGGTAAGTTAGGATTGCTCTACTTCAACTATAAAACTTCTAGAGAGAAGGTTTGGAAAAAGAAGAAGAATTTAAAAGGAGGATTAAAGGTTATAGCAAAAGAAAATGATTTTGTTTACAAGGGAACTGGAGATGCTGAATTTGAAAAGCTAGTAAAAGTTGAAGAGGTTTGGTTTGAAGGTATCTTGGTATTAGGTACAAACATTCTATTGAAGTGGGAAGTTTGCAAGAATATGGTTAAAGAAAACTCAAACCTAAACAAAGTTCAGCCAAATTATATCGGTATAGCTCCTAAAATGTATAAAGGATTTATTGATTCAACAGTGAATAGAATGATACCTTTTGCAGATGACATACAAATGTCTTGGTTAAAACTACAACAAGTAAAACAAAGAGTTGTTCCAGATGGTCAATTTATTGACGTTGATGGATTATCGGGAATAAAACTTGGAGGAGGAAATGCCTATACTGTAGAAGACGCTATGAATATGTACTTCCAAACAGGATCTGTTATAGGTAGAAGTTCTACTGTTGGTGGTGAATTTAATAATGCCAAAGTGCCTATTCAAGAAATAAGACACTCTTCTGGTCAAGATAAAATATCTTCTTTATGGAATTCTATACAAATATCTATGGATATGATTGCATCTGTTACAGGTATAAATCAAGCTATAGACGCAAGTAATCCAGATAAGAACAGTTTAGTTGGTATTCAGAAAATGGCCGCATACTCTTCTAATGTCGCAACAAGACATATATTAGCTGGAAGTATGTTTATAACTAGAGAGCTTGCTAAATGCGTTACAATAAGAATTGCAGACGTATTACAATTCTCTGATATGAAGAAAGACCTTATAAATAAAATATCGTCTAACAATGTAATTGCATTAGAAAAGATAAAAGATATATATCTTCACGACTTCGCAATAAACATTGAGTTAACTCCAGATGAAGAAGAAAGAGCTAAACTTGAAGGAGATATTACATTTGAAATACAACAAGGTAATCTTGGTGTTGAAGATAAATACGCTATTCTTGGAATTAAAAATATAGCAGTAGCATCTAAGTATCTTTCAATTAAGAAGGAGAAGAGAATGAAAGAAAGACAAGAACAAAAGATGCAAGAGATACAAGCTCAGACTCAAGGAAATATGCAGTCAGCTCAAGCAGCATCAGAAAGTAAAGCGCAGTTAATTCAATTAGAAGGTCAAAGCAAAGCTATGGTTGAACAAGCTAGAGTTAGTGCAGAGATAGAGAAAATGAAGGTTGAGGTTGATATGAAGTTAATGTTGATGCAGAAAGAGTTTGAATACCAAATGCAACTTAAGGGAATTGAAGTTGATGGTATGAAGACTAAAGAAGAAATGAAGGAGGATAGAAAAGATGAAAGAACAAAACTTCAGGCAACGCAACAATCAAAGATGATAGAGCAGCGTAAAAAAGATTTACCAGCTATGTCATTTGAATCAAACGAGGATAGCTTAGATGGTTTTTCTTTATCAGAATTTGAGCCACGATAAATAAAAGTTATTATTTCGTAATTTTGCAGGAAAATTTTAATTAAATCAAATACAATATGTTCAAAATGAAATTAGAGGGATCTGACGATAATCGGATTCAGGAAAATGAAGTTGTTGATACAACCGAAGTAATTAATGACCAAATAACAGATTCTGTAACAACTACAAATGAAGATGTTTCTGATGATGTTGTTGAAGAAATTATTGAGGATAAAAATGTTCTTACATTTAATAGTGATGATGATGTTCTAGAATATCTAAAAACAAAAGAAGATTTGATATCTAAGGTAGTTCCAATAAGCGAAAGCAAAGAATTGCCAGAAGATGTTAAAAAATATCTTGAGTTTAAAGAGGAGACAGGAAGAGGTTACTCTGACTTTCTAGAATACCAAAGAGATTTCTCTCAGCTAGACGAACAAGATGTCGTTAAAAGGTATATGAAGGAAATGAATCCAGAATTCGATAATGAAGATATTCAGGATGAATTTTTAGACGCATACGCATACGATGAAGATTTAGATGACGAGAGAGACATAAGAAAAAAGACTCGTGCTTTTAAAAAGGCTCACGCAGATGCTTTAGAATACTTTAATAGTCAAAAGGAAAAATACGCAATACCATTAGGGTCTAATGATATTGACATTCCTTCTGAATATAAAAGTGCAAAAGAATTTGTTGATTCAATTAAAACGCAAGAGGAATTATCTCAGAAACAGAGTGAGATATTTTTAAAGGAGACTGAAAATCTATTTACCAATGAGTTCAAAGGTTTTGAATTTAAAGTTGGTGATGAAGTTATCAATCACAAACCTTCAAATATCCAATCTACTAAAGAGAGCCAATCAAACGTGATGAATTTCTTAGGGAAGTTCTTAGATGAAAATGGATTCATTAAAGATACCGAAGGATATCACAAAGCATTGTACGTAGCTATGAATTACGAATCAATCTTATCTAATGTTTATGAAACAGCTAAAGCTAAAGCAATAGAGGACGAGGTTAAGAATAGTAAGAATATAGATATGGGAATGAGAAAAACTCCAGAAAGTTTACCTTCTGGTGTGAAATTTAAATTAGTATAAAATCTTAAAAAACAAAAAAGATGGCATTAAATGCAAATCCTGGAGTTAAATTAACTCCTACAGCTACAAAAGAAATCTTGAACTCTAACTATTTAGAGGCTTCTGATTTCGACTTTACTACTCAGAATTTACCTGAGTTATACGAGAAAGAATTTGCTCGTTATGGAAACCAATCATTAAAAGGTTTCTTGGAAAAAATGGGTCAAGAAATGGCTATTCAGTCTGACTTGATTAAATGGGCTGAAGAAGGTCGCTTAAGACCAGTTGGTACTGGAATTACTCGTTCTGCTGCTGTATTTACATTGGTAGCACACCCATTCCGTAAAAATGATACTATTGTTTTAAATGATGGATCTTTAGAGGTTAAAGGTATTGTAACTGCTGTTACTGCTGATACTTTCACAGTTGCTGCTGCTACAACTACAGCGTTCACTGGTTTTGCTACAACTGCAATTAAAGCCTTCACTTACTCTAATGAGTATAAAAAAGGAACTAACGGAAGAAGTGAGTCTTTAGAGGCTACTCCAGATATCTTCGAAAACAAACCAATCATCATCAAGGAACTTGACGAAGTTAATGGATCTGATATGGCTCAAGTTGGATGGATTGAAGTTGAAGGAGAAGGTGGTGTAGGTTACTTATGGTACTTGAAATCAAGAGCGCAATCTCGTATGCGTTTTGATGACTACATCGAAATGGGTATGATTGAGGGTATTTCTTTTGAGTCTGGTTCTGCTGCTGCTGGAGCAACTATCGATGGAAGTACAGGTTATACAGGTACTGAAGGTTTCTTCGAAGCTGTAGAACAAGGTAACGTTTTTGCTGGTGTAATTTCTTCTATGACTGATGTTGATGAAATCTTATCTCGTTTGAACAGACAAGGCGCTATTTCTGAGTACATTATGATGAATGATTTTGATCAAGACAGAAACATTGATTACTTATTGGCTGCTCAAAACTCTTACGGTGTAGGTGGAACTTCTTACGGAGCTTTCAACAACAGCGAAGATATGGCTTTAAACTTAGGATTTACTGGATTCAAAGTTGCTGGTTATGAAATCTACAAATCTCAATGGAAATACTTAGATGATCCAACTGCTCGTGGTTTATTCGAAGGTAATCAAGCTATTAACGGTGTTTTATGTCCTTCTGGAACTAAAACTGTTAGAGACGAAGTTTTAGGTGCTAATGCTACTTTACCATTCTTACACGTTAAATACCGTAAGTCAGGTACTGAAGACAGACGTTACAAAGTATGGCAAACTGGTTCAGCTGGTGGAGCAAACAACTCTAGCTTAGATGCAAACCAAATGCATATGTTAACTGAAAGAGCTTTATGTACAATGGGAAGAAATAACTTCGTATTGGTTAAAGGATAATAATTTCGGTTATTAATTATAGGAAGAGAGAGGGGTATTACCTCTCTCTTTTTTATTTCGTATCTTTGCAAAATAATAATTCTAATTTAATTTAATATGGCAACAAAAGCTATCAAAAAAGCTGATGAAACAGCTAAAGACAAAACCTATGTCTTAATGTCAAGAAACCAACCTATGCAGTTTTTCTTGAGAAATAGGCATAAAAAAGGTTCACCATTACAGTACTATGACGAAGATGAAAAAACTTTAAGAAGTTTATGTTATGGTACAAACCAATTATCTATATTTGAAGACGAACAAACTGGAGATGTAATTCTAGGTTCGATTATCTTTCAAAATGGAAAACTTACTGTTCCAAGAACAAATCCTCAACTTCAAAAATTCTTAGAGATTACTCCAGATAATGGTATTGTATTTCAAGAATTTAAACCAGACGAGATTGCTGAAAAAGAATTAACATCTTTAGAACTTGAAATGGAGGCTTTACAAGTTGCTATGAATCTTACATTAGCTGAGATTGAAAGTATTGCTTTATCTCTATATGGAAGCGAAGCTCTTAAGAAGAAAACAGCTGAAATCAAGAGAGATGTATTCTTGTATGCAAAATCAAGTCCAGCTTCGTTTATGAATTTAGCAGCAGATGACCTAACAAAACTAAAAGGTTTAGGTATTAGAGCTACTGAATTGAATTTAGCTCAGTACAGCGGAAATGCATTCTACAATGGTGAAACATTGTTATGTAGAGTTCCATTTGACGAGACAGATAAATTCAACACACTTGCAAGATGGATGAATGATACTGACGAAGGTAAAGCCTTTAATAAGTACGTTCAGAGCAAGATTAAGTAAAACAGACTAATTACTTGGACAGCGAAAGCAGAGTATAGGTTAGACAGTTAAAATTAGAGAGGAAATCCCTCTCTTTTTTTATTTCGTATCTTTGCAAATAATTTTATGTAAAAATGATAAATCAAGTATACACGACTGTATTAGCTATATTAAACAAGGATAACAGAGGGTATGTTAGTCCTTTGGAGTTTAACTTGTATTCTGAATTAGCTCAGATGGCTATATTTGAAGAAATGTTTCACAAGTACTCAAGATCCATTGTAAAACAAAATAGCAGAATGTATAATTCTGAATTCTCCGATATACCAAAACACATTAGAGAAGCTTTTGACGTGTTTGTAAAAGAGGCTGGTGTTACAATAATACCTAATACTCCTATATATCAATATACGGTAACTGATTTCTATAAAGGAATAAAGCTTGAAAGATATTTTGGAGACGACTTATTTACAAATAGAAGAGAGATTGAGGAGATAAGTAAGCTTGAAATTAACAGATTGGTTAATAACAACTTAACATTACCTACAGACGAATATCCAGTATACTTTGGTATTGAAGGAAAATATAGAGTATTTCCAGAAAGCACTACAGCTAAAATAATTGGAACTTACATAAGAAAACCAAAAGCGCCTAAATGGACTTATCAAAGTGTGTCAGGAAATCCATTATTTAATCCAGCGGCAAGTGACTATCAAAACTTTGAGTTACCAGTTCAGTTCTTTAGCGACCTAGTTATAAAGATATTAGGATACTGTGGTATTGAAATAAGAGAGGCTGATGTAGTTCAAATAAGTCAAGCTATGGAAACAGCAAACACCAATAACGAACAATTATAATAAAAGATATATAGATGCCACATCAAATTTTACCACCAATAGATTATTATCAAAACGAAGAGAATTGGGGAAGCTATCAATACATATCTTTATCTCAATTAGTTAATAATTTTATGTTAGAACAAATAGGTGATGATAGACTATTATCTAACGTAAAGAGATATAATGTACTTCAGCACTTCAAGAGAGGTATACAAGAATTTAATTACGATACACTAAAAGAGGTTAAGGTTGTTGAGTTAGAACTAAGTGATTCATTGCTTTTAACATTACCTCACGATTTTGTATCATACGTAAGAGTATCTGTTGTTGGACAAGATGGATTGTTAAGACCATTGTCAAAAGACTCTAGAACATTGATAGGAACTGCTTACCTGCAAGATCACGAATATAATATATTATTTGACCAAAACGGATATCCTTTAGAGGCTAACGAAACGGAAACTTTTAAGAGATATACATCTAGAAGCATATCTACAGTGTCTGCTCCGATGAATACAGAGATAAATAGCGCAAACTTTGGATTAAATCCAGATTTGAATGGTAATGGTTATTTCAATATCGATAAGAGAAGAGGTGTTATGGCATTCTCTTCAAATGTTGGTGGCAATGTAATCGTACTGGAATATATTTCTGATGGATTAGAATATAACAACGGAGACGATGTTATGATTCATAAGTTAGCAGAGCAAGCTTTATACAGCTATGTTAAATACGCTATATTAAACAATAAATATGGTGTTCAGGAATACATCATTAATAGAGCCAAGAAAGACTACTATAGAGATCTACAGAACGCTAATATAAGAATGATGGAATTAAGAGGTAATGAGTTACTTATACTTCTTAATGGAAGAAATAAATGGTTGAAATAAAAAAGAAATATTAAATGACCAAAATTCAAAATAATTTCCTAAAGGCCACAATCAATAAAGATTTAGACGAAAGACTAACTCCTAATGGCCAGATGACCGATGCAACCAATTTTATGGTTACATCTGAAGATTCTAGCGGTATGGGTGTCGGTAAAAATGTATTTGGAAACACATTAGTTTCAACATTAAACGATGCTGGCGCTGTAGTAATAGGAAGTATTGCCGATGATAGCAATGAAAGAGTATTCTTTTTTGCACACTCAAATACATACGACTACGTATATCAATACAACTTATCTAATAATACAGTAGAGAGGGTTCTTCAGTCAACTGCTACAACTGGTGTTTTGAATTTTAGTTTAAACCACAGAATATCACACATAGATATATTTGTTGGTGTTGAGGGAGATTCGTTAATAGCTTGGACAGATGGATTTAATCCGCCTAGAATAGTTGGAATTGAAAGAGCTAAGACATATGCTATAAATGGATTTGATGAAGTAGAAATTTCTGTTATGAAACCATCTCCTATATTCGCTCCATCTGTTGCTCAAACTCAAATATCAAATGATGACTTTATGAGTTTTATAGCTGATAAGTTTTTATCTTTTGCATATAGATATAGATATGATGATGGTCATTATTCTGCATTTTCATCTTGGAGTCCATATGTATTTACTCCAGGAAACTTTGAGGTAGACCTTTTGACGAGTACAAATACAGCTATGCAAAATAATTCAAAAGCATTTGATATATCATTTAATACTGGACACAGAAGCGTTAAAGATATAGAGTTGGTTTTTAAATTATCGAATAGCAATAATGTATACTCAATAATAAAACTAAATAAACAAGATGAAGGATGGGGAAATAATGCTTCAGAGTCTTTCTTGTTTAATAAATACAAAGTATATAGTGTAATATCTGAAGAGCAATACTTCAGAAGCTTTGATAATGTTCCATTGACGGCTAATACACAAGCAAGAATAGGAAACAGATTAGTATATGGTAATTACATTGAAGGAAGAGATATAGATAGTAAAATTGACTTTACTGTTGACTTTGAGTCTTCACAAGTAAATACATACGACATACAAGACAACGAAATAGAAAATAAAATATACGCAAGTAACACAACTAATGTTGTTGATTTTTGGGGAGAATCATCTGAAGTGCCTATAGAATCATTAGGAGCTGGTATATCTATGAATTACACAACAAATGTAATTACATTCACAAATACAACTGGTACAACAAAATCATTTCTTCAAACAATATTGATAAAGAAAGAGGATACTTTTTCTGATGTTGAGTTGATTTGTGATATGTATGTAGATGGTGTTCTTGAAGAGACTTTTACAATACCGTCTGGAGTCATAAGTGATGAAGGAGATTTTGGTCAGGCCAATAAAGCCCCATCTGAATCGAGTGAAGTATATGTAGTTGTTAGGTCTTCTGAGCCAGCATTATATACTGCTCAAATAGATTGTGTAATATTAAGCTCTGGATATATTTCAAGAAAAGGATTTGATACTAACGATTATTATTTGGTTTCAAAGAAAAATACAATAAACTCAAACACACAAGAAGGTAACGTTGTTCCGTTAAGTGTTTTTGATATTGATATGAGTAATTTTTCATTAACTCAAGGTAGTCAATTTTCTTTTGATTTTAATATATATTTAGCTTACTTGTTCAATACACCTCTAGCTGAAAACTATATATTTACATATACTGTAACAAATACTTATGCGTCTTTTCAAGACCTTATTGACAACTCAAACTTTACACAATCTCTTGAAGACTTCTTTACTGCTATTGTAAACAACCCAGTAAATCAATTACCATCAAGTTCTATATTGTCATTTGTTCCAGCTACAATAACTCCAAACTATTCAGGAGAGTTTGTAACTGTTGAAATGCCTTACAAAACAATAGAAGTTGAAGAGCCATCTGGAGTTACATTGACAAAAATAGATTATATCTTATGTAATTACATAAAGGTAAATTACTCTTCATTGACGTTGTTCACTAGTATGCACTCTTCAAGGGATTACGAAATAGGAATGGTTTTCTTAGATGAAGAGGGTAGAAAGACTACGGTTATTGATGCGAAAAACAATGGAGTATACATACCAGCTGAAAACTCTGACACTCAAAATGTGTTAAAAGTAACTACAATAGGCACACCACCAACTTGGGCTAAGTACTACAAGTTTGCAGTAAAATATAACAGAGGTAAATATGATGTAATATATTCTCCTGTTATGTATAATGATTATATACATACTTATGTTAAATTAATTGGAGATAACAAAAGCAAAGTAAAAGAAGGGGATTATTTAATACTTAAGGCTGACTTAAGAGGTCCTTTAGATAGCTTTGTTAAAGTTAAAGTATTAGAGGCTAAGTTTTACGAGAAAGATGAAATTAAAACTGATTCAGAATCTGGTTTTTATTTTAAAATAAAGAATGGAAACTTTGATTTAGAAACCAATGATAATGACTTCTTAGAATACTTAGGCACTAGAGGAAAATATATAAATCCATACCACGTATACTCAAAAGACATTGAATATACCGATGGTACTGATGTATCTTTTTCTGCTGGAAATATTGTTAGGTTTGTTTCTTATTGCAATAGAATAGCTGGAGCAAGTCAGTTTAGAAATTCAATTGACCAAAAGTATTACATAACCCAAGATTACACAGACTTCAGAGAAATGTTTGAAGCCGTTATCGCTCCTTCACAAGCATTTTTAGAGTACATAAATGGAGATGCTGAATTAGACTATAGATGGGGTTCTAATGATTTGAGTAGAACAAAAGTTGGCTTTAAACCTTTGGTAAACCCAAGTTCTTCAGGAAACTACATAAGAACTAAAACAGATGTTTATATAACAACTTCTGAGGTACCAGTTTTTGAAACGACTCCATTAGAAAGTGATTCTGATATATATGTAGAGGTTCCAACAACTTATACTATTACTAACGGTCAATACCAATTCACTAATCATTCATTAACTGAATTATTTAATTGTTATTGCTTTGGTAATGGTGTTGAAAGTATATCTGTTAGAGATGAAATGAATACAAGCTTCTTAAATATAGATTATTCAGTAAATGCTGTAAGTGAAGATGTGTATAGACAAGTTAATAGATATGCTGATTTAACTTATTCTGGTGTATATCAAGAAAGTACAAACGTAAATAGACTTAATGAATTTAATCTTTCATTGGCTAACTACAAAGATGACTTAGAGAAGAAGTACGGTCCTATTGTTAGATTATCATCTGACCAAACAGATATACTTGTAATTCAAGAGGATAGAGTTAGTAAAGTTTTATATGGTAAAGATGTATTGTACAATACTGACGCAACAACAAATTTATCTAGAATAGAAGATGTATTAGGGCAACAAGTTATTTACGCTGGAGACTATGGAATATCTTTCCATCCAGAAAGCTTTGTTGATTATGGAACAAATAAATTCTTTACTGATACTAAAAGAGGAGTCGTTCTTAGATTAAATGATTCAAATGGTTTAGAGGAGATATCTAAAAAAGGAATGACTGATTATTTCAAGCAGCTATTTAGAGATAATACCATAAACAACATTATAGGTAGTTATGATTCTTTTTATGATACTTATGTATTAAATATTAAGTATAACGGAAACCAATATGTTACTTGGTTATATTCTGAAGAAGACCAAGGTTTCTTGACTAAGGTTACATACAATCCTGACTATATGATTAAACTTAATAATGAGTTTATTACATTTAAAAATGGAGCTGTATATCTTCACAATAGAGGTTCGTACAATACGTTTTATGGAACAAGAACGGCTAGTAACTTTAAGGTAAATATATCACAAGACCCATCAACTAGAAAGATATTTAAAAACATATCAATAGAGAGTGATAATGCTTGGGATATACAGGCTACAACAGATCTACAAAGTGGATACATAAATCAAGCTGATTTCAAGAAAAAAGAAGGTGTTTACTATGCATACATAAGAGGTAATAATACTGTAGACACAAGTGCTGTATCAGTAACTGGTCTTGGAACAATAAATCAAATAACTGGTATTAATTTATTTTTAAGTCATATACCAAATACTATCAGTGTTGGAGATATCGTATACAATACGTCACTCTCACCAATAGGGACAATACTTCTTATCGAAGATAATTATATAGTATTAAATACCGTTGCAGGTTTATCTGTTGGAGATTTTATACTGTCATCTAAGTTAGCAAGTATAGAGACATCTGGAATATTAGGATATTATATGAATATTAGTGGAACATTAGACTCCACAACAAGATCTGAGATATACGCAATTAATTCGGAGGTATCAAAATCATTTGAATAAATACTTTATCTTTGCAATATGGATATTAGAATTGCAGAACATACTGACTACGAGACACTAAAGGATTGGTGGGGTTTTTGGAGATTTCCAGCCCCTTCGATACCGTCTTTACCACAGTATCAACAAGGCTCTTTTAATGGTTTAATTGCTTCACATAATGGTAAAGATTTAGCAGCTGGATTCTTATATGAAACAAATTCAGCTATGTGTTGGATCGAGTATATTGTAACAAATCCGAAAACAAGTTCTGAAGAAAGGGAAGAAGCTATTTTAAAGGTATTAGAGGAACTTTCTTCCTCAGCAAGAGAGTTAGGGTATTTAGCTATATTTTCTTCTCTTAAAAACGAGAATTTAATAAACAAGTACAAAAAAATAGGTTTCATTGAAGGAACAAAAGGAACGACAGAATTAATAAAAATATTATAAAAATATGGCAGCAGCTACAGCAGCAATGGTTGGAATTGGACTTTTAGGTTCAGCTTATCAGGCAATAAAAGGCGCTCAAAACGCTAGAGACGCAAAGAATGCGTTAAATAATTATGACAGACAAGAACTAACAAACTCAGCTGAGGGTATGAAGGTGTCCACTCTTGGTTCTGATTTGTTAAGAGAAGAAGCTCAAAGAATGTCAGCATCTCAAACTGAAGCATTAAAGGCTATTGGATCTAGAGGTGTTATTGCTGGTTTAGGTCGTGTAGAGGCTGGAAATCAGCAAACAAATAGACAAATAGCTGCGGACCTTGATACAAAGCAAGAAAGAATAGACCAATTCTTCGCTCAAGATCAATCAAACATAAGAGCTATGCAAGAGCAAAGAGAGCAACAAGATATATCTGGCTTGTCATCTCAATACAATGCTGGAAATCAAATGATGTTTCAAGGTATTGGTGGTATAGCTCAAACAGGTATTTCTGGATTGGGATATCTTGGAAAGAAAAAGAATAAATACGATCCTGAGACAGGAGAACTTTTAACGGAATAATTATGGCAGTAGTAGGTAAAGTAGGAACATACGCTCAAGTGCAACCAATTCAAGGCCCAGATTTTGGTAAAATGGTTAAAGACCAATTTGACAAGATGGATGCTGAAGATAAGGCTGCTAAGGCTGCTAAGGCAAAAGCAGATAAAGAAAAGCAGGATAGATTAGATAAGCTTTCTTTAGGTGATCAGGAAACCCTTAATATAGATGCTTTTAATGTAAAGAGATTTGAAATATTAGCTCAAAAAAGAGACAGATTTGCTCAGTTAAAAAAAGAAGGTAAACTAAATGAGGCTAAGCTATTGATAGATGACTTGTCTACAGAAGGAAATGCTGTAAAACAAGCTAATGCAACATTGAAGGAGATATTTGATAATGAAAGCAAATATGACCCTACTTATGTAAGTAGAGCAAAGGATTTGATTACAAATCTTAACTCAGCTAATGTTGATATTGTAGATAAAGGCAATGGAGATATTAGATATACGATTTATGCTGACCCAGAGAAAAAAGAAGTTTTAGAGAAAGAGATAACTGTAGCTCAATACTTAAATAAAATAAGACTTCCTTATGTATACGAACCAACAAAAGAGGCAAAGCTATTTGCAAGTACATTTAAGTTGGATGAAATTGAAAAAGAAATAGCATCGTCTGGAAAAACAGGCACTATTGAAACTATCGATCTATTGAATAACCCTAGGGTTCTTGGTAGAATATCAAAGAGAGCTGAAGACTTGACAAAAGACGATAGAGCTATGGCTCATTTTGGAACTACTATTGATAAGTTTGAAACAAGAGCTAATGCATATACAAAAGAAGAGAAAGATGCTGCCAAAGCGTATTTTGAAAAAAACTTCAAAGATGCTTATGCTGAAGAGGTAAATATATCTATAGATAAAAAAAGCGGAAGAGGTGGATCTGGAGGTAAAGATGCAATCAAACCAGGGCCGCCAGCTTTATATTTGCCTGAAAGTATTAAACCAGAAGGAGCTGCTAGCGAACCATTAACTGGAGCTAAAACAGTAACCATAAGTAATTCAAGTGGAAAAACACTTACTGTTGGAGGTATGCCTATGGATAGGGTTTTATATAATCCAGGAAATGGACAACTTTATATTGGAATATTGTATTCTGCTTCTGGAAAAGAAAGCCTAACAGGAGAAGGAACATCTGCTGGAATATCAGAATCAAATAAAACAACCAAGTGGTTTAAGCAAAATTCAGATGAATTCGATAAATTCAAGGCTACATATAACTCTGCTTTTGGTAAAAACTTACAAACAATCGAAGATTTTAAAAACGAGCTTTTCTTATAAAAATAATAAAATTAAATAAAGACATATGTCAAAATTAGATATTAAATTAGTTGAAAAAATGTATTCTGACTACGGTCAAGAATTAACTCCTGAAAGATTAGAATATATAAAGGATGAATTTTCAAATAATAATGATTTTAATAAATCTTTTTTAAATAAATACGATCCAGGGAAAGCTGTTTCTGAAGCTGAGGTTGAAAAAAAAAATCTAGATACGACTACTACTTTAGACGTAGCTCAATCGGATTCTCAAGAACCACCAAAGAAAAAAAGTACTTTATCGGTTGGCGGAAAACCAGTTCAAACTGGGGCTTCGGCATCTTCTGTTGGAGCAAGTAGTTCTGTATTTGGCGATACAGTAAGTACATTTCAAGAGAGTCTTGTTTCTGATAAAAACGCAAAAGACAAAGAGAAGCCAAAAAAGAAGATTGTATCTTCAAAGAAAAAAGAAGGTGAACTTCCTTTCTTAAAAGACATAGATAGAAGCTCTTTAAAAATGGAGCTTGACGGTTCTGTAAAAAAAGATCTAAGTGGTAACGTTATATCGATTCCTAAAAGTAAAGATGCTCAAGAAATAGTAGGTGACATACAAAAAAGAAATGCCGACATTCAGCTTATAAAACAGACTGGAATTAACGAAGATATAAAGAAAAAGCAAGAACAAGGAATAGCTCCTCCTACATCTGAATTAATAAAAGCTGGAGCTGTGGATTTAGAATTATCTACTGGAGACGGTGGTGTTAGCGATTTCTTAAGAGCCAAAAGCTTTGAGGAGCAGATTGCACAACAATCTAAAAACCCGATAGAGAAAGCAAAAGAATCAAGTAAATCTTTTAAAATAAATTACGATAATTTTATTAAATCTAGAGACCTTGATTTAGAAAATCCATATGCTTACTATTCAAAAATTAAAGATGGAGATTCAGAAATTAAAGAATTATACGGTGACAATCCTATAGTTAATGAAGTTGATTTCGATGGTTTCTTAAGGAAAAATGGATACTTATATGACTTTAAAGAAGAAGCCAAGTCTGGTTTCTATACTAAAGATAGTGCAGCTTCAAACTCTGAATACAACGAAGAACTTTTAAAAGAAAAGAAATTAGTTGATTATTTTAAACTATACTTAGAAGATAGAGTTCAAAGAGATTTCGATAAAAACTCAGCACTATATCTTAAAAAAAATCCAAATGCTACCATAGAGGAAATTGAAAAAAACGTAGAGAAAAAGTCAATAGATCAAAATCTTTTTGATTCATACATTCAAGGTAATTTTCCAGCATACTATAAAGCTACATCAGAAAAAAAGAAGAAAGAAGCTCAAGAATATAAAGAATACAAAGAAAATAAAGGTGAGTTTTTTAGCTGGCAGACAGGTAGAAATATACTGAAAGGATTAGACAACACTATATTTAAAAGAGTTAATGAAGTATCATCTACAGTTTATGATTTAATTGGTTTTGAAGGAATATCTAAAAAACTAAGATATAAAGCAGAAGAGGCTGCGTTTTTAAATCCACAGGATAGAAACGTAAGTTATGTTAGTGGTAAAAAAGTATCTTTTGGTGGAAATGAATACCTTGTTGACTCACAGGGAAATATATATGACTATGAAATAAAGAAGAGAGTTACAGATTTATTTGACAAAGATGCCTATGATTCTTTAATAGATCAATCAAAGAAAGGTAAAGATGATTATATGTTTTCTTGGTCTGGTTCTACAATACAAACAACAAATGTAGTTGCCGATCTTGGACTTCAAGTTTTAGTAACAAGAGGATTTTCAGGAGCATCCTCTTTAATGGGTAGAGGTCTTACAAAAGAAGGCCTTTCAATGCTAAAAAACATACCATTATCAAAAGAGATGGCAGCTTCTGGGGCCGCTCAAACATTTATGGGGTATTCTGATGGGTTAGAATCAACTCTTTCGGCAGCTAAAAATGCTGGAATACCAGATAAGGAAGCAAAAGAATTAGCCAATGATGCCGCTATGAAGATGGCTGGACTATATCTTTTAACATCTGGAATATCTCCTCAAACAAAAGCAACATTTAATTCCATTAAAAATAAAACTATATCTGAATCTATAGAGGCTTATGCTAAAAACGGAAGAAAGGGGTATTTAGCAGCTATGGATAAAGGAATGTCTAAGCTTATGGAATTTGGTAAAGAGGGTACTAAAGAGACAACTCAAGAGATTATACAGCAAGGATCTACAATATATGGTGTAAATAGATCTATAAATGAAAAAGCTGGTAAAGAGATAGTTCAGGAAGAAATGACTGGAGATGAACTTATAAGTATGATTCCTTCTACATTTGTAGCTGGAGGTATTCCTGTTATGATTAGAATGGGGTCTAATATATTCTCTAAAAAAGATTACCTATCTAATTTAGATACAGCTTCAAATAATGTAGATTTATCAAATAAAAGATTAGGAGAATTACTTCAGGCTAATGCAATTACTCAAGACGAATACAATAAATCTAAAGAAGATTTAAGAGTTTATTCTCAAAATAAGAATAAAATTCCAAAAGACACTTCTTCTGAGATAGTTTTAGATGTAGCAAGAGGATTGGATGAAATTTCAAAATTAGAATCTCAAAAACAAAGTTTAGATAAGGCTTTTCATCCAGATATAGACAAAAAGATAGAGGCAAAAAGAAATGAAGTAAAACAATTATATAGTGATCAAAAAACACAGGAAGAGAATGAGCAGACTAAATTAAAAATAGAGGCTGCTTCAATATTAAAAAAAGAGGCTTTAGATAGTGGTATTAAAGAAGAAGATATAAATATATCATCTGACTTAATAAATAAGAAAGCTAAAGAATTATATAATCAAAAAACACAACAGACAAATGAAGAAGTCACAAGGCAAACCAACGCAGAAGAAAAACCTACAGGGATCAATGCAGAGCAAACCACTAGTGCAGCACAGCAAGAAAATGTCGTGCAGTTGCAAGAAGAAGTAAGTAAACTTAGATCTGAAGAGGTTAAAGAATTAAAGGATAACGTAGAAAATCCTGACAACTTTATTACAGCAGGGAAAGTAGACGCAAATAAGATAGCAGAATCAGATAACACTAAAGCTAAAGAAATTTATGCTAAGTATGATAAACTACTAAAACCTTTATTAAACAATATTAAAACTCAAGAAGATGCCATTCAAAAGCAAAGCACAGATGAAGGCTTGTTACAGCCAGAACAATCCAAAATGGGATTGCAAGAAGTGGAGCAAGGAAACGCCAAACAAGAAGTCGTTGCCGAACAAAGTGAAGAAAAAATAAATAACTACGTAAGTAAATTAGAATCCACAAAAGCGTCTGACCCAGATACATATTGGTCCGTTAGTCCAGTAACTGTTGAGGATGCGTCTAAAAGCGCTATAATAGATACTGAAGATGGAGCAGCTGCTGTTAAACCAGATGGTGATATAGTTGGTGTATTCAAAAAACCAGAATCAAAAGCTAAAGGTGTAGCTCAAGAATTACTTAAGAAAGCTGTTGAAGCTGGAGGAATTAAGCTTGATAATTTTGATGGATACCTAACAAATCAATACGAAAAAGCTGGATTTAGAGTTGTATCTAAAACTCCATTTAATGAGGATTATGCTCCTCCTGGATGGAATAAAGAAAAACACGGAACTCCAGATGTTGTTGCTATGGTTTACGATCCAAAAGGAGAATTAAACATAGAGGAGAAAACATTTAATGATAAAGATACTGGATACGATGATATGATAGCTTACAGAGATAAGCTTATATCCGATCAGGCTCCTAAGTTTCAAAAATCAAAAATAGAAGTAGACGGATCTACTGTTGATTTGATAACAGAAGATATGAACTCTATGCCAGAAGAAATTGCTAAATTTGATATACCATCTAATCTAACCACTAAAGAGAAAACAAACGTTGGTAGCTTAACTGAAAGGTTTAACGATAAAGTTAAGACCATAAAAGACATCTCAGAATTAGACGGTGTTCCATTTATATTTACAATATCTGATCAATTAACGTCTGGTGAAATTAAAAATCCATTTACAGGTAATACTATAGATGTAAAAGGTGGTATTGGTTTTAATATGACCGAAGGAAATGAAGGTAATGCCTGGGCAAATACTACTGAAGCTGAGGCAAATAATATGCTTCAAAGAGCTACAGAGGTATACTCTAAAAACAAAGATCTTTTTGATAGATTATGGAGTGAAGGTAAAATACCTAATGGACACGTTCCTATGGCTGTAATTAAAATGGGTCAAACATCAATAAAGAGTAATGAGGCTTTATTTAGATTTGCTTCAGATACATTTAAGAAAAGATTTAGTAAGGCTAAAAGAATTGCAGCTAAAAATGGTTTATTAAAAGACTTAAAATCTGCTAAAGATATAGATCAAGATGTTATTGATTTCGTAGAAAAACAAAATACAATAGACGAGGTTTTAGATAACATAAAAGAATTAGGTATATCTAAAAGACCTGATATTACAAGATTTGTGTTTACTGGAGATGTTAAGTTAGGAGCTAAGACTACTCCTGGAAAACCGAAAAGTAACGCTGGTAGCGCATTAGTTGGAGAAAATAAAGATGACTACAAGTATGTTCACTTACAAACTATAAATAATTTAATATCTGAACCAGCTACAGCGTCTATTCCAGATAGTCACATAGTATCAGTTGTAGGGGTTGACGTTTTAAATCCAAGTGTTACAAAAGTTGATCATCAAAACTATCCGTTTGGAGTAAAAGGGCAGTTGATAGGAGTTTTAGAAAGTCCTGTTCACGCTGCTGACGTATTCCCAGAAATGTATAGTAAATCAATTTACTTACAAAAAGAAAACAAAGCAGGAGTTCCTACTTCGCCTGAAACAGCTGTTAGACAGTCTGTTGCTGCTGGTGGTGCTGTAGCTGGAATAAAAGCATTTAGAGGTGCAAAGATAGCTACAAAGATGACTGAACTTCAGAAACTTCTTGGTAAGTTAAAACTTGCATTCCCATCAGTTACTGTAGTAGACACTCAAGAGGAATTCTTAAAGGAGCTTGAAAACCCTAATGTTAAGAGATTTGTTAAAGATGGTGATGTTGTTTATGGTTTTACAAAAGACGGTAAAGTATTTTTAAATCCTGAGGTAGCTAATTCAAATACAGCTATGCACGAGTACTCGCATATATGGACAGGATTCTTAAAAGAAAATAATCCAGTATTACTTAACAAAGGATATAGCTTACTTGAAGGCACAAGCATACTTAACGATAAGATAGCACAATTTGGAGATAATGAGTTAGCTAGAGATGAGGCTATGGCTGAATTAATTGCAAACAAAGGAGAAACAATTATAGAGGCTAGTGTAAAATCAAAATTTAAAAACTGGCTTAATGCGGTATTTAACTATGTTAAAGCAAACTTTAAGTCTTTTGACAAGATGTCTGCCACTGAATTGCAAAATTTAAATTTAAACCAATTCTTGGATGGGGCTTTATCTTCATTGCTTGGAGGTAAAGAGATAACATCAAAAGAAATAAAAGGAATAGGTGTTAAGTTTTCAAAAGAAGGAGGAAAGAAGAAACTATCTGACCAAATTAAAAAAGTAGTTGGAATAAAACCTAAAGCCACAGAGCAAAAAAGAATAAACAAAGCATTTGGAGTAGGTGTTGCTACACAAAAAGTTGAAACTCAAGCTCAAAAAGATAAAACTAAACTAGTAAAAGAGGAATTATCTGACTTAAACAAGCAATTTAAAGATGTAGTCTCTGCATTAACTACGGTTAAAAATATAGAGCAAAAGGAGAAACTAGAAAAGCAAAAAGTAAAGATACAAGAAAAAATAGACCAGATAAAAGATCTTAAAATCGAATTATCTGATGCTAAAAAAGAAATTCAAGAAGTATTCTCTTCTGCTAAGGAAGCTTTGAAAATTGAGAAAGATAGAAACAAGGTAATAAATGATCTTAAAGATAAGGTAAACACGTTTATCAGGGTAGCTGTAAAAGATTTAAATTCTGGAGATATTGGTAAAAGAGCTATAACATCTATAGCATCTAAAGTACAAGATGTAACAGATCAAAACTTTGAAGAAAAATTAGGAGAGGTTAATGATATACTAGACAATCTTTACACAAATAGAGATGTAAACAAAGCTAAATCAGATAAGAAGAAGGCATTTAAAAACGTTATGTCTGGTAAAGTTGGCAAGTTAGCTGATAGAGGAGATAGAGCTAAAGTTATGGCCTCTAAAATAGTTAATTTTGCATTGCTAGACCCATCAACACTTAAAAAAGTACTTAATGATTCAGACTTTGGTCTTTACACTGACTATATTAGTAATTTAGCTGAAAGAAAAGACGCTTTATCTGATACTGATTTAAAATCTTACAATGATTTATACGATAGTATAGCGGCTCCTTATAAAAAACATACAGATAAGGTTAATGAAATACAAGGTAAGATAGATTCAAACCAGGGTTTATCTGAAAGCGAAAAATCATTTGTAGATAAAAACAAATCAGACTTCTACGAGAAGGAAGATGTTGCTGAAAAAGAGGAGGCAGACGAAAATAGAAGAGCTAAGAAGGCAGCTGAGGTATTGAAGAAGAAGAATCAGATAAAATCATTCATACCATTTATGAAGGATGTATTTGAACAATCTATTGCAGAGAAAGGTAGTCTTGAGTGGAAAATATTATCAACCCTAGTATCTCTTGATGAG